TTTGATAACGATTCCGATGTGTGAAATCCGAAAGACTTTATCGTCCGGGAAATCAAAGAACGCAAGATCCCCGCGCTTGGGTGTTTCGTGCCAATTTCCTTTGACTTTGTAGCTCTTAGATCCGGCAAGAGTTGAGACGACATTTGGAACCTTGACACCGGCTTCATTAGCGCACCACATCACGAAAGAACCGCACCACGGCAAGCCGTCGGCTTTGGTAAATTTTCCGTACTTGGTCAGATTCTCGCCCTGCTCGATATAGCCGACTTCTCCGAGTGCGACTTCAATCAAGCGTTGAACTGTGTTTTGCGGATACATTAAAGAGAAGCGATCTCGTCTGCTGAGAGTCCAAGAGCTGCCAGTTTGGCAAGTGCTGAGGTTCTAGCTAATGCCTTTGCTTCGGCTTCGGCTATTCGCGACACGGCTTCGGCTGCTTCATCAGCTTTAACTTGTTCGATTGCAACGTCTATTTCTGCTTGAGTTGGGGCTTCGCCTTCAAGGTTATGCCAAATTACTGTTGAATAGTCATCATTATAGATAACTACTTCAGAGTTAGGCCTTAACTTTTTAATTGCTTTTAATAAAGACATTATGCACCTATTTCTAATAATACAATCGAAGAAGGCATTGAATCTACTTGAACGCGCATTGAACTAGCACCGATAAAATTAGCAAATTGAGTTTTGTAGGTAGTAGCAGAAGTAGTGGCTGGGCTGTCAAGATAGTTTATTGTTACAGTAAATTGACGGATATTACCGTCGACACCTGTATTAAATCCTCTATTCATCGGCTCGTAAATGCTAGTCGCACCTCGCACCAATTGTAATTTCAAAGCATTCGACGCATCACCATTGTCTTTGGAGCAACCAGCCTGAACAATTAAACATAAAATTTTACTTGAAGCAGAACTTGGTGTGATTGCCAAAGATAATCCTGTGTCTGCGTAGGTAGTGCTAGAACTGGTCGCGACTGTTGAGTAAGTGGCAGAAACTACCTGCAACACTTTGCCACCACCAGCGGCGGCGGCCCATTTTAAGCCGGTAGCTTGTGCGCTGTCGGCTGTTAGGACTGTTCCATTTGCGCCAACGCCTAATCGAGCAAATGAATCCGCACCAGTTCCGCCAATTAGATCACCTTTAGCGTCGATGGCTGTTGCCATTGAGTTTGTAACTGTTACAGCTCCAGAAGTTCCACCGCCTGATATTCCGGTTCCGGCTGTGACCGCTGTGATGTCGCCTTGATCATTATCGATCCAAGTAAAATCCATGTCTGTCCCGGAAGTTTTGGAAAGAATTTGTCCAGTTGTGCCGCCTTCTAGATCTTGAAGTGATGTATCGATTGCCGAGCCAAGAGAGCGGATCGCAGACGCGCCATCTTTGACCAAATCGGTGTTGTCCGGTGTCGGCCAACCGAAATAGGTAGTCGTTGCCATTTTCCTTCTTTCTTATGCGACGATAAAGGCTTCGTCCCATGTCATTGTAGCGGATAGGGTGTTCCAAGTTTCGGACGCTGACACATCAATCCACTTCATCGCAACGATGGAGAATGGGAGTGGCGAGACATTGACCGAAATTGTGAGAGTGTTGAAACTGGCTGAGAATGTCCAGCCTTCGACGAATCCTTGAAATTGACCGTCGTTCATATTAGGCGGCAGATCGTCAAGCTGTATCGGTAGCCCCATGAAAATCGAAATCAACGCGTCACGATCAGCGTCAGAGATTTCGGGATTGACTAGCTGATAAGTGATTCGATCTAACTTCGGCTGAGGATAGGCGCGTAGTTCAATATATCGATCGGCTTGATCTTGTGCGTCTGTTGTACCTCGAACGGTTGTGTTGACAATCGCTTTAAGTGTTCCATAAGTTGCAATCGAAGCCGCGTCAAGAGCTGTGACCTCTGATCCGTAATTGTTGCCATAAGTAAGAACGACATCGTTCTTGATGTCCCCGGCGCGTGTCGCTAGTTTGATTCCGACGGCTTGGGCTTCGTTAGCTGAAAGAAGTGTGTATCCGTAGGTTGCGAGATAAGTTGTTCGATGATCCGAATCGGCGTACGAAATCCTGCCCGAACTGTCCTCGTATAAATAACCGAGACCCGAGCTGGCAAGTCCAGAGACCAGCGAATAGACATCGGTAAGCGATGAGCTTCTCTGATACAGCTCGAAATTGCCGGGACGATCGATTTCGCCGAGACCGTTGTTTTCCGCGCCGTTCCAGTCGGTTGTCGAATCGTAAGTGTTCCAAGTTGTCGCCGCTGGAACATCGTTCCAAGTTCCCAAGAGTAGAGCTGAGAGGATTGTGTAAATCTGATCGCCGTCGAAATCGTGAGACAAGACTCCAAGAGTTGTAGCCTTTGGAAGCCTTGCAAGGGCTCCCAGAGCCGTCACCCGGATTATTTGTGTATATCCGGTAGATCCAGCCCTAGCGACCTCTACAGCGACATCAGAGACCGCGCCGCCAAATATCGGGACATAGGTTCCGGTTGAGTCTTTGACTTCTATTGTGAGACCGTCGTTGATCTCGACCGTGATCGCTGTTTGATCCACATTTAGAATCTCGATGGAGCAATACCCGGCGATTGGTTGAACATTGATGTCGGTTCGTCCTGAGCTGATTGTAAGATTTGAAAGTGTTATGTCGGTGTATTCGACCGAGTTAATTAAGACACGCCAGACGGGAGCCCATGAGGTCATACGAGGATTCCACCGCCGCCGATCGTTCCGCGTTGATTGGATTCATTAAGGAGATCGACAATCTGACGAGCTGTGGATTCTGAATCAATCGCACCGTTGACGACGATATTGTTTGTGATCCCGGACGGCTGTCCTAAGAATGCTCGAAGCTGCTCATCGAATGCCCCGATCCCTTCAAGCCCAAGACTAGGAACTGATGAGGCGAACATTCCAACACTTGCCGAAGCTGTGGAGATTGCCGGTGTCTCGAATCCAGATTGTTGAGCTTTAAGTCCTAATCCTTTTCGGATTCGATTAATATCATCTTGATTTGTCGAGAGCGGATTGCGTAAGAACTCGGCTGCTGTTTGAACAATAGAGACCAGCTCTTTAAGAATGGTAATCGTTGTGTTTGCGACCGCGTTGAGAGCTTTAAGAACTTTAATAAACCCGTCAATCGATGAACCACCGCCGCCGGTTCCGGCGTCAATAGTTGAAAATAACTTTCCGACCGAAGCCGCCATTTCTTTAAGATCCTTTGCGGCGGCGAATGCTGATTTCTGTGTTGCGGAAATTTTAGGCTCGAAAGAATCAACCCGGCGACCAGCGTATTCTGTAGCTGTTGAAATACCTTTTTCTCCGGTAAGTCCAGCGATGAACGCATTGAGAGCCGGAATTCCTGAGTCGGTCATAAATTTAGAGAACCGTTCGACTACCGGCAAGAGTGCAAATCCGAGAGTCTCCTTCGCTTCGTCCATTGCGACCTTCATTCTCGCGAATCGTCCGGCGTAAGTGTTAGCCGCGACATCAGCTTGTCCAGCAAAAGTCTGCGAGAGTAAGACGACAGCGGCGTCGAAATCTTTTGTTTTGATTATATTTTCATCAATTGGAACGCCAAGTTTTTTCAACGCACCGAATGATCCGTCATAGGCTTTTGAAAGAGCTTCGGTGACTTGTTGAAGTCCTTTTCCAGTACCGGCGGCGATATCTATCGCCAAGTTTTGTAGTTCCATCGCGGCGGTGACATCTTTAGTCGAACGAAGTAGGCGATCAAATGATGGACGAAGTTGGTCATCGGTGATACCGGTTGCGAGTGAAGTCTGGAGAATGTATTTCTCAACGCTGGCAATCTGTGAGTCGGTTGCCTTCGTGACATTCTGGAGAGTTGTTGCGAGTTTTGCCTGAGCGGCTTCGTCCTCGATTGCTGATTTAACTCCATCGATTGCCGCTTTAACAGCTAACGCACCGATAGCCGCTCCGGCGGCGATTGCGGCTGTTCCAACAGCTCGGAACGCTCCGCCTAGCTTGTCGCCGAATGTGCTTGATGTGTCCTCGGCATTCTTTAGACCTTTAACTAGGTCGGCTGTGTCCGCAAGGATCGAGAGTTTGAGTGTTCTTGAACCAGCCATTAGTCATACTCCTTCAAGATACGATCGAATGCGCGTTCCCATTTGTCAATCAATTCCGGTTGGATCGATCTAAGTGTTGGATAAATAAAGTATCCGGCAGATCCGCCGCCAAGTTTAGGAGTGCGTCTTGGGAATTGTTTGTAGCGATTAGAACCGAATTCAAGTCCAGCCCAGAGCTTTTGAGTTGTGCCACCACCGGAGAACTTTTGTGCCGCGAAGCCGAACGAGACTTCCCCGATCTTGGACGACTTCGCAACGCGCGATCCTTCAGCTACACGACGGACAGCCGCGCCGGCGACGGTTCGGGTTTGAGCTGTCTCTCTGACTTTAAGCTGTAGAAATTCTGCTAGGGCTGAGGATTCACGCTTGGCGGCTTCGATCGCTTCATCGGACATCGCTTTGAATGATTTTGTGATTGAGCGAAGTTGCGCCTTGTCATACGCGATTTCTACGCTCATTTCGCTTCTCCAATACTTCGATCGCCGTGAGGATATCCTCTGCCGTTCGCCATTCGCTCATTGGGATTCCCGTCGCTATTGCTAGTTCAACGAGTAACCTTCCTAAACTTCCGGCTGTGTGTCTTTTGGGAGATCATCGCCGATCGAAAAATCCGAGACCGTTTCACACCATATCTCAAAAGGCTTGACAGCCTTTCCGGCGGCTTCACGCTTCATCGCGTTCCACGCCAAGAACAGAATGTCATTGACTCCGAGATTGTTGTGCGCGTCTTGAATTGTTCGACCAAATTTGATCTCCCATTTCTGCCACTCCGGGACGCTTGCCGTGTGTACGGCTGACTCCCCGGAATGGTGTTCGATTGTGATTTCTAGCTTCATCTCCCGATCTCCTTTTTAGCTAAATGTGTCGGCTGGAGTGCCAACAACCAAGAATGAAAGTGACAGCGTTTGGGCTCCTGGAGCCGCTCCGCCTACTGATGGATACACCGGCATAACATTGAACGCAAAGACCGCGCCGGTTGTAGCTGTAAGGCTGACGGCAAGAGTTGTGTTCGGTGCTGTGTCGGCGGCTGTCCATAGTGCTTCTGATAGAGAGCTTGCGACTCCCCAATCTGCAAGCATTTCAACATCGAAAGTCCATTGATCGTCGATGTGTTTGTAAGCCTTGCCATCGAGTGTCTGATAGGTGTCGATGACTGGCGCATTGGTAAGAATTGCGCTGGTAGCTTGTGCGTCGTAATTAACGGTAGCGATCGTCAAGACAAGATCGCGTCCGGTGATGACGGTCGTTGGCATTCTTTCTCCTTAGTTGGTTTGGGTGTAGTAGGTGGAGACATTGATATCGGCGGCGAGTAAATTACTAGCTCCGACAGATGTAACAGTCGGACGCTCGATCTGTCCGACGACATACCCTGACGGAATGACCGCCAGAATTTGAAGGATTAACTTTTCAAGATTGTCGAGTGATCCCGGATTTGAGTTGTAGGCAACGGCAACCGTGATCGTGTAGTTAAGAAGTAATTTGATCGACGACTTGCCGATGAGATTGATTTCCATATAGGGCGATGACGGAACGATGACCACCGCTGGCGGAATGATCGCTTCCGGGACATAAGAATAAACATTCCCGGCGACACCGCTGAGAGCTGTGGCAAGAGTTCCGCGAACATCTGCCGAGATCGATGAGGCTGGCATTCCTAGCCTACGATCGAATCGACATCGACTTGATTGCCTAAGAGCCCGGAAATTCTGTTGTAAAGACTTCTGCCCATTCGGAACGGGCTCGGCGCGAAGTCCACGCCTTCGATCTGACCACCGGGAGCGACACGGGATTGAAAGACCTCGACTGAGACATTAAGAACAGCCGATTCAACATTTGAATTTCCGACATAAATCACGGCGGCGGCTTGCCCGGAGAGTGTCGCTGTTCCGGCTGGAATGGTTGCGCGAAGTGTGATGTCGGCGTTGGTTAGAGCTTGCGTGAAAATATATGGCGTGAGCTGTGTGTCGGTGACGGCGCGTGTGCCGTTAAAAGTTGACGGAACGACTCCAGCGATAATAACTGATTGACCAACGACGAATTGATGAGGTCGTTGAGTGGTGAAATATGCGACATTTGATTCGATCTCGACATGAGTGACGGCGACTGTGTGAGCTGTCAACAGCGGCAGGATTACTCCTTCGGCTGTGTTTATTATGTCATCGAGATAAGCGTCATCGTAGAGAGCCGATGAGACGCCAAGCACCGAGCGCAACTGTGAAGCTGTGACGATACTTGGCATTTCATCTCCAATCTGCTGAGCCCGTCGGGAGCGGCGGACTCATGTCTAAGGGTGTTACTTATTGTTACGGAATGCTCCACCGGCAAGCTTGATCGCGCAAGCTCCGAAAGAGTAGACGCCGACATTGATTGATCCGTCGGCTGTTGACTCGGCGCGTAGGTTGTATTGAGAACCTTCGTACCATGTATAAGCGTCTGGATTGACGATGATCATCGATCCGTCATCTGAACCGGCTGGAGCTGAGAAGTCTGCGAATAAATCGAGACCGGCGACATTTCCGCGCAAGCTAGTAGGAGTCACAACACCGGCGTTATTGCTTGGATTAGAAGCAACATAGATCGGAGTTCCGCCGTTGTTAAGTGACATTGTGTTAGCCCATTGTGAGGCTCCCATAACGATATTGCGAGCAAAATCTTGTGTATTTGTGTAGACAGAAGCCGCACCGCGTGAGACGAATGCTAACAATTCCGCCGCTGTTGGGAATGTCGAAAGTGTGGTTCCATCGACTGTCGCATTCGCAACAAGGATCGAGCTGACATAGGCATTCTGAGCCTTAGCCATTGCCGCAACCATATTATTCAGAAGCTCGGTATAAAAAAGTGGACTTGTGCGCGTGAGCAATTCAACGGTGAAATTTTGTTGACCTGCAAATTTCTTAACCGGAACAGATACGAACACAGATTCCATATTTGTATCGGAGAACGCTGATCCTTGATTTGTTTCAGCTACGGTTGGCGCGACTGTGATCTTTGGAATTTCAAAAGTCATTCCGGCGTCTGGCAATACTCCGCGAGAAATTGCGTCGATTGATGGACGGATTGTGTTTGATACTCCGTTGATGACTTCGGTGAGCTGACGAGTTGGAACCAGTCCAGCCGAGTCGGTTGTGTTGTTGTCTGCCGCCAAAATATATTGACGAGCGTCCTCGCTACCGAGAGCCGCTTTGATTTTGTTTTCCAGATATTTTGGAGCTGAGAACTCCAAGCGTGGAGCTGTATAAGCGAGTGGAGTTCCAGTCGCTTTGACATTCCGAGAGGCTTCAACCGTCTCGACGGCTGGAGCTTCGTTGACGATTGAGTCGGACACTTCGTCTCCTTCTGTTGTTGGTAGTTCCTCTGACGGTTCGTCAGAAGTTTCGGGTATTGCTTCGGTCGCGGCTACATCTGAGACGCGAGCTGATTTGAATGCTGGATTTGTGACAAGTGCCACGCCGACGATCTCTCCCGAACTGACGACCATCGTCCCAGTTTTGTCATAGGTAAATTCATTAGCCATAACCTCAACGGAGAATCCGTCGCGGAGTCCGTCTTGCGCTTCGACAAGTGCGTCAGATCCGGCGGTTGTGTTGGCAATTTTGAACACGCCATCGATTGCGGTCTTGTCGGTTGAGAAATCCATTGACATACTTTTTCCGATTGGACGGGTTCCGTCATGCTCTAGGTTTAACTTCACCGGAGCCGGAGTGAGGCTTCCATCGGTGAACATCACTTTTCCGGTTGACGCGTTAGCGGTCTCATTGAATGACACGATCCGACCTGCGATGGTTCGCTTGATCGAATCTGCGGCGGTTATCTGGATTGGGATTTCTAGTTTCATCTGATCAGATCCTCATCTTGTCGGATTTCATCGACGCTCATCACGCCAATTCGATTGAGTATTTCGTAAATTTGCGCGCGCTCTAGGGCTGATCCGCGCAAGAAATCGTCAAAGTTAAATCGGATCACGGTGTTCGAAGCTACGAAATCCGATTGTGAAAGTCTTTCCTCGATCGATGTCATGATATTTCGCAAGCTGAAATCGATCAGAGATTTTCTTTCGGATACGGCGTTCGTGTAGGTGAGCGTGTTGACATCGGCTCCCAAGAAGTAAGCCGGGATTCCAACAGCGCGAGCGCATTCGAGAGCGATGTATTGACGAGCTGAGTTGAGTTGTAATTTTTCTGGATCGAATCCAAGTGATGTCAATTCGACATCGGCGTTCAAGAATGCTGTCGCGCGTGTTGATCTCGCTACACGCCAAGCGTCGAGAAGTTTAGTGACGCGATCTGCCGGGAGTGCGGTTCCGTTAGATTTCAATACCATCATCGGGACGGGCTCTTTTGCGTAAAGCAAAGCCGCTTTTTCTAATTCGACGGCTGACAGGATTGTTCGACCAGCGCGATTGAGTAAGCCTTCGTCGAGTCCGTAAAATACTTTTAACGATCCGTTGCCAAAATTAGGAACGGTCATTCCATCGACGCGATACCCGGTGATTTCGGTTCCTTCGGCATTGGTAACAATCGAGACGCGAGTCGGAGCGATTCTTTGACCGGCGCGACATCTGCCGTCCTCGGCGTAGGAATCGGTTTGTTGTAAATAGCCGTAACCGTAGAACAAAATGTCCTCGGCGAGCCAAGCCCAAACAGCGGAACCGGGAACGCGAGGATCGGGTTGATTTATCACTCTGGGAGCTTCGACGCGTTCACCGGTTGACTTGATTCTCTGCTCCATTGGAAGCGAGGCAATCGTTGAGCAAATGATTGATCTGGCGCGACTGATCGCCGGGACGGACATCGCTTGCGCGCGTGTAGCTGTTAAATTACCAGCAAAGATATTTCGGGAATCGGTAGTGTTGAATGGTGCAAGATCAGCGGCAGAAATATCGATCGGCGACGGAACAGCGTTGAGCTTTACTTCGGGAACGCCTGTCAAAATTTCACGCAATTTCATGCGCCAATTCTAGGCGATCCGCTACTCCTAACCAACGAGAATGTCAATCTCCGTCTCCGGGCGTGTCGCGTAATGTGTCGCCAGAGCTGACGCGACTGTCGCGCATACCGCAACCTTCGAAGCCTTGCGACCGATTACCCAAGCCCCGTCACCATAGGGAAGCCGGACAGCCGATAGAACTTGTTTTGTAAGCTCGGCTTGATTTGAATGGACAAGCCGTCCCGAAGTAATTGATCCCAGAAATTCGTCACAGCTTTGAGCGTACTCCGCGCCATCGCAATCGATGACCGGGAATCCGGCAGGGATTAGCCTAGCCGCTACCGCTGACGCGGTTCGCTTTGAGAATACGATCTGATCGACCGAATACTTGCGGACATAGGGAGCGACATCATTGGCGATTTGCTTATCGTCAAGTGAGATCGGATTGTGCCAAGTGTGCAAGAGCTGAATCTGGAATTTGTCGCCGTCGATTCTTTGAGCGGCTACGAGTGCGCCATTCCTACGATCTGGCGAAAGATCCAAGCCGAACCATGTTGTTTTGCCCGGATCAAGTGCGACAGTCGAATCGCCAGCGTTTGCCCATTCGACCGGCGGAATGCAGGGATTGATCGTCTCGACCCATTGACATAGAACCTCGGTTCGAACTACATCGATCGGATCATTCAGAACGGCTTTAAGATTGTCGATGTGAATGGTGTGACCGAGTGACGGATTCGCCCGTTTCCAACCTTCAACATCATCGATCCGGCAACCCGGCGGAGCCGAGTATTCGAAGTAGCCGATCTCATCGTCGCCGCCTGCCGCCGCCGCCAGACCACGCTCGCGAAGCTGATTGAGAATGATCGAGTGATTGTCACCGGCGTTCGATAGTGTCCAGACCTGCGGATTTTTCGCGCTCATCATGGTATATCTCATCGAAGCCCAAGCGTCCTCGTCTTTGTGTTCTCGAAGCTCGTCCATGAATACGGTTTCCGGCTTTGAGATTCCACGCGCCGCCGCGTTCGCCGCTTTGACAATATAGCGATTTCCATTTTTTAATTCGATCTCCTCGGCTCCATGAGCCCATCGGATCTTTTTAACTTCCTCAGCTAGTCGATCATTCGACTCAATTAGGTTGACGATGTGCCGGAAAGTCTCCAGCGATGTCGTGAGCCGGTGAGCCGATCCGATCTGGAGTCCATCGTTCCACAGATACATTCCAGCCATGATTCGCACCATCATCAGCGTACTTTTGCCATTCTGTCGAGCTACTACGACACAGATGTTTGAGTGTTTCCAGCGTCCATCGGGCTTGACCTTGTGCGCCATTTCGGCGATCCACTCCTGCCAAGGCAAAAGCGGCAAGCCGATTTCGGTTGCGAATTGACTTAATTCTGAGCCTCTGGACGGC